AACTCACAGTCATGGCGCAGTACCTGGCCCGCTCGGCACTGCAACGCCTGGCCGACACCCCGGGAGGTGGCAATGCGTATTGATATCAAGCCTGAGGGCGGTGATCGATACAAGCGTGCCCTGGCTGGCCTGGATGGCGGGCAGATTGCTCTGGCCACGGCCGAGGCCATCAACATGGGTGCGGGCCGTGTCAAGAATTCCATGCGCTCTGAAATGCAGAGCGTTTTCGACCGGCCCACGGGCTACGTGCTGCAGTCGGTGCAGGTGGTCAAGAAGGCCACGGCCGGCGACCTCAATGCGCTGGTGGCGCCTACCTACATGGGCGGCAAGGGTGTGGACCCGCAGCAGATCCTGGCCGCTCAGGAGGATGGGGGCCGGCGCCGTGACAAGCGCAGCGAGAAGGCTCTGCGCACGGCAGGCATCTTGCCCATTGGCTACCAGACCGCGATCCCCGCCACACCCTACCCGGGAAGCGATGACGGGTGCGGAAATCTCAAGGGCTCGACCCTGGTACAGCTGATTGCCTACTTCCAGGCCTTTGGCGAGCAGGGCTACCGGGCCAACATGACCAAGGGGCGCATGCAGGCCCTGCACCAGCGCGGCGGCAAGGGCGCGCGCTTTATGGGGCCCGTGAAGGGCATTCGCTACATCGTGGCCTATGGCCGTCTGCGCGGCGGTGCGCGGGCAACCGCGCGTGGCGAGTACGACAAGCGGGCATCCAATCTGCCGCCCGGCATCTGGGCGGTGACCGGCACAGGCGGCGCAGACGTGCGGCCGGTGCTGATGTTCGTGCGCGGCGGCAACTACAAGCCCCGCATCAGCCTGGACGGGGTGCGCAAGCGCTCGGGCATCGATGAGCTGGTTCCCCGCTGGGTCCGTGGCCGCGTCTATGACGCATTCAGAAAAGCCAGTCAGGGCTGATGGCCCGGCTGATATCAGGAGAGATAGACATGCAACACACCACCCAACAGGTGACCTCGCATGACACCAAGGCGGATTCTTTCTCCGCCATTGGTAATGCCACGCGGGTGCGCCTCAATGAACGTCTGTACAGCAGCCTGGCCGAAGCCCACCGCCGGGGGCAGCCCGCCCTGAGCCGGCGCGAGCTGCGGGACTTCCACAACGAGTGCACGGGCGAATGGCTGGAGATCTCCAGCGTGGCCAGCACGGTCAATGCGCTGGTGGCGGCCAAGCGCGTAGAAGAGGTGGCGGCGCGGGCCTGCTCCCTGCCACCGCATCGCCTGGTCAAGCCTGTGCGCTGCCGCCTGCAGCAGGCGACGTTGACGGACTGAATCGATATCGAAGGTTGAGCAGGCATGAATCACTACCCCCACCACATCGGCGACTTCAACACCGCGACACGGCACTTGTCACGGCTGGAGCGTGCCATCTACCGTGACATGCGTGACATGTACTGTGACACCGAGGCAGCGTTGGACGGCTCAAGCTTCGATCTACTGGCGCGGCGCCTGCTGTGCCGGTCGCCGGAAGAGATCGATGCCCTGCAGTTCGTGCTGGCTGAGTTCTTTACGCAGCTGCCCGATGGCCGATATCAGAACGACGAATGCGAGCAGATCGTGGCCCAGTTCCGACAGCAGCAGGAGGGGCGCAACGAGGTAAAGAGCAATGAGCATCTGCGGCAGAAGCGGAGCAGGGCTAGGCGTAGTGCTATCTTTTCTGCACTTCGTTCACTGGGCATCGTGCCCAACTTGAAGACGCAGATGGCCGAGTTGATGGCGCTGTGCCGTCAGCATGGAATCGTTGTGACAGACACCAGTGTCACGCTCAATGGCATGGATTTGCTGGCTGCAGATACGTCTGGTGTCACGACGCGTCACGCTGATGTCACGGCCAGTGACACGGCTTGTCACGGGGATGGCACGGGTAACCAGAACCAGAACCAAAACCAATACATACCCCCCAACCCCCCTGCAGGGGGGGCGAGTGGTGGACTGGCTATCGCCACAGCACTTGCAGGCAGCTTCCCGGAGCATCGCCGCACCCGGTTGGTGGACGTGGCCGACGCCGTGGCCGATGCCATCGCCCGTGGCGACGTGACGGCTGAGGAGCTGCTGGCTGCCGCTGAGCAGCAGCGTGGACTGCTGGCGGCGAAGGATGGCAAGGCCTGCCCCAGCCTGCTGCGTTGGGTGCGTGAGCAGCGTTGGAAGGACGTGGTGATGCTGGCATCTGCGGCAGGCGAAGGGCAGCAGCCCGACAACTGGGCAGACACGCGCAGCGGCGTCGAGGGCATGGCGGCCAGCCTGGGCATGCCGGGCTACGACGACTGGTGCGATGCGCGAGCAGGGCAGGGCCTGCGGCGAGCGTTCGCGGACTACGAGGCGGCGGTGCACGCGCTGCTGGCCGAGCGTCAGGGGGTGTCGGCATGACGGTGCGCACCCTCATCGGCGCGGCGGCGCCCCTCTCGATGTGCTCAAAAAACAGGCAGGATCGCGGGTCCTTTTTGGCCCCCTTGGAAGCGGGTAATTCGAGCCGCGCTCTCGGACTGTTGCGCAACCTTCCTAAGGGGGTTAAGTGAAGGTCCTGCCTTACTTTGATGCTCCTATTTCGCAAGCAGAATTTGCGGCTTTGATCGGTGTCAGCGAGGCCCGCGTGAGCCAGCTGGTGAGCGAAGGCGTGATCGTCCGGGGCGATTCGGGCCACGAATGGCTGCTCGCCTACTGCGAGCGCCTGCGCGACCAGGCGGCGGGGCGTGCCTCGGCCGGTTTGGGTGGCCTGGACCTGGTCCAGGAACGTGCGGCGCTGGCGCGCTCGCAGCGCGAGGCCCAGGACCTGAAAAACGCCGTCGCCCGTGGTGAATTCGCGCCCATCGGCGCCCTGGCGGACGTGCTTGGCCTGGCCAGCTCGGCGGTGGTGGACCGCATGGACCAGATCGAGGGCCAGTTGCGCAAGGCCTGCCCGGATCTGCCCGAGGATGCCCGCATCACGGTGCTGCGCGTGCTGGCCGATGCCCGCAATGAGTGGATTCGTGTCACTTCCAAGCTGATCGGCGAGCGCGTGGCGGCCATGGCCGAGGCGCCGGACGAGGACGAGCTGGACGAGGAGGCCGCATTTTGAGCGCACCCCTGTCGAGAGAGGCGATTTCCGCCATCCAGGCCGCCGCGCAGCTGGGCCTGTCCAGCCTGCGGGCGGACGCACCGCAAACACTGTCCGAATGGGCAGCCGACCACTTCCTGCTGGCCGGCGAATCCAGCCACCAGAAGGGCGGTTGGGTGGCCTGGCCGTTCCAGATCGGAATCTTGGACTTCATGTCCGATGACCGCATCGAGGAACTGGCCGTCAAGAAGTCCAAGCGCGTGGGCTACTCGAAGATGATCACCGCCTTCGTCTGCTACAACATCGCGCACCGCCGCCGCAAGCAGGCGCTGTGGCAGCCCACGGACGACGACCGTGACAGCTTCGTCAAGACCGAGATCGAGCCCCTGCTGGACAGCAAGGACGGCGTGCCCTCGGTGATCGCGGCCCGCAAGCAGGGCAGCCGGGTCGAGGAGACCATCAAGTACAAGCCTTTCCGCGACAGCGTGCTGCACCTGCTGGGCGGCAAGGCTGCGCGGGCCTACCGCCGGATCACGGTGGCCGTGGCCATCCTGGATGAATGGACGGCGTTCGACCAGACCATCGGCGGCAGCAAGGACAAGTCGGCGGGCTCGCCGGGCACCTTGGCCAAGGGCCGGCTGGAAGGCGCTCCTTACCCCAAGTTCATCGGCGGCAGCACGCCCGGCATCAAGGGCCTGTGCCACGTCAGCCGCGCCTGCGAAGATTCCGAGGACGAGGTCGATTACCTGATCGAGTGCCCGCGCTGCGAGGCAGAGCACCCCCTGACCTGGGGCGGCAAGGAGGCCATGCACGGCTTCAAGTGGGAGGCCGGCAAGCCCGAGACTGTGCGCCACATGTGCCCCCACTGCCGGGAGTCCATCAGCCAGGCCGAGTACCTGCCGGGCGGCTGGCCGCTGACGGGCGCCTGGGTGTGCCGGCGGTCTGGCCGCCGCTTCGGCGCCGACCGCATCTGGCGCACTGCCGATGGCACGCCCTGCAGGCCCCCGCGCACGCTGGGCGTGCACATCTGGGCTGCCTACAGCCCGCAGCGCACCTGGGCGTCCATCGTGGACGAGTTCGAGAAGGCCCACCGCGCGCTGCAGGAGGGCGATGCAGGCCCCATGACCTCGTTCACCAACGAGACGCTGGGCCAGGCCTGGGAACTGAAGGGGGAGGGCACCGACGACCATGTGCTGCAGGCCCGCGCCGAGCCCTACGCCCTGGGCACGGTGCCCGTGGGTGGCCTGGTGCTGGCGGCTGGCGTGGACGTGCAGCGCACCTGGTGGCAGATCAACGTCTGGGCATGGGGCCGTGGCATGGAAAGCTGGATCGTGGACCGCCACATCATCGAGGGCAATCCTTCCAGCGAAGGCGACTGGGCGCCCGTGACGGCCTACCTGCAGCGCCGCTACCGCCAGGCCTGGCACGGTGGCAGCCTGGGACTGAGCGCCATCAGCATCGACTCGTCGGACCAGACGCAGGCGGTCTACAACTACGTCCGCACGCACCAGCATATGTTGCCCAACCTGCGCGCCATCAAGGGCGACAACAACGACAACCGGCCCATCGTGGGACCGGCCAGCATGCAGGACCTGGACTGGCGCGGCCAGAAGATCAAGCAGGGCATCAAGCTCTGGCTGGTTGGCGTGGACAACGCCAAGGATCTGCTGCTGGGCCAGCTGGCGATCACGGACGCCGGCCCGGGGTGCGTGCATTTCAGCGAGGACCTGCCGCGCGAGTTCTTCGAGCAGCTGACCGCAGAGCAGCGCATCCTGGCCAAGGTCCAGGGCCGCGAGGCCTACCGCTGGGTCAAGCGCCGCCAGCGCAATGAGGATCTGGACTGCCGCAACTACGCCATCCACGCGGCCATGGCCCAGGGCTTGCACAAGTACACCGATGCGCGCTGGTCGCAGGTCGAGCAGATGGTGCAGCCAGCCCGCGACCTCTTCAGCCCGCCTGAACTGCCACCCGTTGGCGCACTGCCTGCCGCTGCAGCTGCCGCCGCTTCACCCCCGCTGCCTGCTTCCACCCCATCACCTGCCCGTGCTCCGGACCCAGCGCCGCGCCGTGCTGCTCCCATTCGCCGAAACGGCGGTTTCTCCCGTTCCTGGTAGCCCTCATGACCTCCAAATCCAACACCACTCTGCCCCTCATGCAACCGGACGCAGCCAAGTCGCCCGCCACGCCAGAAGCGGATTTCGCACCAGACCTCGTGGACCGCATGTTCGACTATCTGGTCGAACTGTTACCCGAGTTGCGTGGCAGCCCAGCCATTGTTGAGCGTGTCCAGCAGCAGCTGCGCAGCGAGTTCGCCGGCCAGGATGCCTACATTCCCGCCCGGTCTTCCGTGGGCAAGGCAGAGGAACGCCGGCAGGTGCTGCGGCTGTGGAACGGGCGCAACGCCAAGGCTGTGGCGCGCACGCTGGGCATCAGTCGGGCCACGGTGTACCGGTACCTAGAAGCGAGTCGGCTGAATCCGTCTCAGGTTTCCGGGAAATGAGACAGTTGCCCCGGTAGCGTGCGGCATATGAGCACGCTCCAAGACCTACAGATGCGCCTCGCGCGCCTCAATGCCGCCATCCACAGTGGCGAGCGCACCATTACGACCGAGGATGGTGCCTCGGTCACCTATCGCAGCCTGGATGAGATGAAGGCCGCGCGCCGGGATCTGCACACGCAGATCTCAGCCGTGGCCGGCACCGGCCAGCCGCGCGCCCTGGTGGCGCGCTTTCGCTTCGCCGGCCTCCGGGACCGCTGATCATGCAGCGCCGTACCGTGCCCCGCAGGGCCTCCCCCACGCTGGTCGATCGTGTTGTCGGCTATTTCTCGCCCGCGCAGGGCGTGCGCCGCCAGGTCGCCCGGGAAATGCTGGTGCGCGCCTACGAGGGTGCCAGCCGCGCCGATGGCTGGCGCGTCAAGCGCTCCGGGGCCAGCCCCACGGCAGACCACGCCGCCGATGCGCGCGAGCTGCGCATGCGTGCGCGCTCACTTGCCCAGAACGTCCCGAACATCGTGCGCGCCGTCAACGCTGTGCTCGCCATGCGCGTGGGCCAGGGCATCGTGCCCGTGTGGGCCGACGAGGGCCTGGCCAAGCGCTGGCGCGAATGGGTGCCCCATGCCGACTATGACGGCCTGCTGGACTTCTACGGCCTGCAGTACAAGGCCGAGCGCACGCGCGACGTGGATGGCGCCGTGCTTATCCGGAAGCACATTCAGAGCATGGGCTCCACGGTGCCGCTCAAGCTGCAGCTGTTGGAGATCGACTTTCTGGACGTGGAGCGCAACGGCGTGCTGGCCGGTGGGCGCGAGATCATCCGGGGCATCGAGTACGACAAGCGCGGCCAGCGCCTGGCCTACTACCTGTTCGACCGCCACCCCGGTGATGCCGGCATGTGGACCCTGGGCCGCAGCGGCACCAGCCAGCGTGTGCCGGCCGATGAAATCATCCACTTCTTCGACCCCGAGCGCGCTGGTCAGCAGGACGGTATCACGCGCCTGGCGCCCATCATCGCCAAGGTGCGCGACCTGCATACCTACGGTGACTCCGAGCTGCAGCGCAAGCAGCTCGAATCGCGCATGGGGGTGCTGGCCGAGATGGGTGGTGATGGCGGCATGCCGCCCCCGCTGCCCGACGAGGCCGCAGGGCAAAAGCCCGGCCTGATGGACCTGGGCGATCTTGCTGGCGGCGGCATCGTGGGCCTGCCGCCGGGCATGACCAATCCCACCTTCATCGAGCCGAAGGCCGTGCCGGGTTTTGGCGACTACATGAAGGGAGGGTGGAAGGAGGTGGCCGCAGGCTATCGCTGCCCCTACGAGCTGATGACGGGCGACCTGACCGAGGTGAACTTCAGCACCTCGCGCATGAGCATGAACCAGTTCCGGGCCGAGGTCGAATCCGAGCAGTGGCGCGTCACCGTGCCGCGCCTGTGCGCGCCCATTGCGCGGTGGTTCCTTGCGGCGGTGGATCTGGTGGCCACGGTGCCGGCCGATGTGGCTGCGCCGGACTGGAGCACGCCCCGCTGGGCCAGCCCGAACCCCGTGCAGGATGTGGCCAGCGACCTGAGCGCCGTCAAGGGAGGCATGCAGAGCATCAGCGAAGTGATCCGGCGCCGGGGCTATGACCCTGAGGACGTTTTCACGGAGCTGGAGAGCGACCTGGTGCGGCTGCGTGAACGCGGCATCCTGCCGCTGCTGGCCGCGCTGTGGGGTGCGCAGAACCCCATCGATCTGGTGGCCCAGATGGAGGGACAGGGGCAGAAGTGAAATCGTCTCAGTTTTCCGGGATTTGAGACAGTCAAACCGGAAAACTGAGCGCCATGCCACAAGCCAACGCCCCATCTTCCGCGCCCCAGATCCGCGATTTGCCGGTGCAGACGCGCGCCGCAAGCCTGGTTCCCGACACCTACAACGAGGCCGACGGCACGGTCGAGGTGGTCTGGACCACGGGCGCCATGGTGCGCCGCTACGACTGGTGGAACGACCGTCCCTACGACGAGGACCTGCAGATCACCCCTGAAGCCGTGGACATGGCCCGTTTTGACGCCGGCACTGTCCAGGTGCTGGACGGTCACCGCGCCTATGGCGGTGTGGCTGCCATCCTCGGCATTGCCGAGCGTGGCTGGATCGAAGGTGGCGAAGGCCGGGCCGTGATCCGGCTGAGCCAGCGTCCCGAGCTGGCCGGCATCGTGGCCGACATCCGCGCCGGGATCATCCGCGCCATCAGCTTTGGCTACAGCGTCCAGCGCTACGAAATCACCCGCGCCCAGGACCGCACGGACGGCATCAACGTCGATCTCTACCGCGCAGTCGCCTGGACCCCGCAGGAAATCTCTTTCGTCACTGTGCCTGCCGACCCCAACGCTGGCACGCGCAGCGCACCCACTTCCCAGGCCCCGTCCGGTGCAGCGCCCCAGGGCGGCATGCCGTGCGAGTTCTTCCAACGGGCAGCCGCCCAACCTACCACCCAGGAGCACCAACGTATGCCCCAAGCAAACCAAGCCGGTGAAGGCGGCCAGACCGCCAACACCACCCCGGGCGCCGCGCCCACCAACGTCTCTCAGGTCCCGCAGAACCGCCAGGGCGAGGGCGCCCCGCAGCCCGCGCCTGCCGGTGCGTTCGACGGCCAGCGCGCCGCCGACATCGTTGCGCTGTGCCAGCGCCACAACTTGGCCGATCTGCAGACCGAACTGCTGCGCAACCAGTCCACCATGGACCAGGCCCGCGCCGCCGTGCTGACGGCGCTGGACCAGCGCAGCCAGGAGCAGGCCACCGGCCCCACGACCTCCATTCGCACCGTGGGCGACGAGCACGAGACCCGCATGCGCGGGATCGAAAACGCGCTCATGCACCGCCTGAACCCCGGCGCCCAGCTGGATGACAACGGCCGCCAGTACCGCGCCATGACCATGGTGGAGATGGCGCGCGAGGTGGTCGAGGGGCTGGGCCAGAAGACGCGCGGCATGAGCCGCGCCGAGATCGTCAACGTGGCGCTGCGCGTGCGCTCCGGCATGCTGGGCACGGGCGACTTTCCGGCTCTGCTGGGCGGCGTGGGCCAGCGCGTGCTGCGTGCTGCCTATGACGAGGCGCCAAGCACCTACCAACTGTGGGCGCGCCGTGCCTCCAACCTGCCGGACTTCCGCATCCGCCAGGCCATCGGCGTGGGCGGTGATGTCGAACTCAAGAAGCTCAACGAGCACGGCGAGTACACCTATGGCAGCCTTTCCGAGGATGTCACGGGCTACCGCGCCTTCACGTTCGGCCGCTCGCTGGCCATCACCCGCCAGATGATCGTCAATGACGATCTGGACTCCCTGACGCGCACAGGGACCAAGTTTGCCGCTGCAGCGCGGAGCCTGGAAAACCGCCTGGTCTATGCACAGATCCTGGGGAACCCGGTCATGTCGGATGGGGAACCGCTGTTCGATGCCGAGCACAACAACCTGCTGACCGGCGCAGGGTCCAAGTTCTCGCTGGAAGCGCTGTCCAGCCTGCGCACGCTGATGCGCAAGCAAAAGGGCCGGGACGACGAGACGCTGAACATCGCTCCGGCCTACCTGCTGGTCCCCTCCGACCTGGAAACCCTGGCCTACCAGTACACCAGCCCCAACTACCAGCCCACCAAAGCGGGCGACATCAACGAATTCCGCACGGGCGGCCGCACGGCGCTGGAACCCATTGTGGAGCCGCTTCTGGATGACGTGTCCACCACCGCCTTCTACCTGGCGGCCCGCGCCGGCCAGATCGACACCGTCGAGTTCGCCTACGTGGACGGCTACGAGGGTCTGCGCACCGAGACCTTCTCCAGCGAAGACGTGGACGGCGTGAAGTTGCGCGCCAGCCTGGACTTTGCCGCCAAGTGCCTGGACTGGCACGGCCTGGCCAAGAGCAACGGCGCTTAAACGCGACGCCATCCACTCAAACGCTTTCAGGAGTTCAACCCATGAAAAACTACCAACAGCGCGGCCACGTCATCGAGGTCCTGGCAGCTGCCGCCGCAGTGGCTGCAGGCCAGCCCGTGGCCATCGGCGCCATCCTCGCTGTGGCCAATGGCCCGGCCCTGGTCGGCGAGCCCTACAACGCCGAGCGCGTGGGCGTCTTTGTCCTGCCCAAGGCGGCAGGCACCGCGTGGACGCAGGGCCAGCCCCTGCGCTGGGATGTCGAAACCGGCGCATTCGCAGTGGGCGGCGCGGCAACGGCCGGCGACGTGACGGGTGCGGCGTTCGCCTTCGAGGCGGCCGACAGCGCGGCCACGCAGGGCGCCGTCTGCCTGCCCGGCGTCATCGGCACGGTCGCGGCCTGAGCGGAGCAGGGCAGGGCATGACGTTCCTCCTCATCCCAGGCGCCGAGCGGGCAGGGCGCGTGCGCTCGGCCCAGCAGCGGCACCACGCCAATGCGGTGGCTGTATGGCAGGGCGGTGAGCCCTTCGGCGTCATCCTGCGGCGCGGACCGCGCGAGGCCCTGGGGATGGTGGGCGCCTATGTCCTGGCCTGCCGACTGCCCGCTGACATGGTGCCGGGCATCGCCCAGGACGAGCCCATCGACATCGACCAGGTCACCTACCGGATCGCCGAGCCGCCCCAGCCCGACGAGTCCGGCTGGCTGCTGCTGCAGCTGGAGGTGGCCTGACATGGCGCAGCACATGCAACAGCAGATCTTGGCCGCCTGGCGCGTGGATCTTGTCCTCGTTGCCACCCTGGCTGGAGACAGCGTCCGCGTCGAAGGTCGCAACGCATACCCGGTAAGTGCCCTGCCAGCCATTGATATCAGCGCGGCAGACGAGGGCATCGAACCCCTCTCGGGTGGGCGCGGTGGCCTGGCCACGCTGCACCGGGAATTCCTGGTCGATGTCACCAGCATCGCCACGGGAGACCAGGCACGCGAGCAGGCCATGGAGCTGCATGCGCAGATCGAGGAGCGCATGGGGCCCGCTGCTGGCGGCGTGCTGGCCGGCCTGCTGATCGCGCCACCGCGCCTGCGCGGCATCCGTGGGCAGTGGGACGACGCCGCTACCCAGCCCATCTACATCGTGCGCGGCATGTGGCTGTGCCGATACCTCACCGCCGAGGGCGCTCCGCGCGGCCCGGCTTCCCATCCCTGAAAGGAAACGACCATGGCAGTCCAAAACGTTCGTACCTCGGCCGGCAGCAAGCTGCTGATCTGCGCCGCCCGCCCTGCAACCTACGATGCCGCCGGCTTCCAGGCCCTGGCCTTCAAAGAGATCGCGGAGATCACCGACTTGGCCGAACTGGGCCGGGAATACAACCAAGCCACACATTCGCCCCTGGCAACCCGCCGCATCGTCAAGCGCAAAGGCAGCTTCAACGATGGCAGCCTGTCCGTGCCCATGGCCCGCGACATGAACGACGAGGGCCAGGTTCTGCTCAAGGCTGCATCTGTGTCCGACGACAGCTACAGCTACTGCATCCGCCTGCAGGACGGTTCGAGCCACTACTTCACGGCGCAGTGCATGAGCTTCAAGCTCAACGTGGGCGGCGTCGATTCCATCACGGCGCACACGGCGCAGCTGGAAATCGACAACGACATCATCGAAGTGCCGGCCATCTCTTTCACCCTGGCCTACACGGCAGGCGCCAATGGCTCCATCGTGGGCGGCGCAAGCCAGACCGTGCTGCAGGGCGCCACGGGCAAGCCCGTGTTCGCGCAGGCAGCAGCCGGCTTCGAGTTCGAGAAGTGGAGCGACAACAGCACGGAAAACCCGCGCTCCGATGTCAACGTGCTCGCCAACGTGGCGGTGCAGGCCAGCTTCATCCCCGAGTAATTCGCCGTCGCCATGCCCGGCTGCGGCCGGGTTGCATGCCCCTCAGTCTTTCATTCATCGCCACCACCATGCTCAAGCTTTCCCAACTCCGCGTTGCCGACACCGCTGCCCTGCATCTGAAGGATGCCTCCGGCGAGCACCTGTACTTCAAGGACCCCGCTCAAGGTGATGCGGCTGTGGATCAGCCCGTGCTGATCCATGTGTACGGACCCGGCTCGGAGCCCTACCGCAAGGCCCAGCTGGGCGCCCAGCGCCGCGTCATGGCGCTGGTCAAGAAGAACCGCCGCGCGCTGGAAGAGCGCACGCCCGAGGAGCGCACTGCCGACACCGCAGCGCTGCTGGCCGACATCACGCATTCCGTTGAAGGCCTGGACCTGGAAGGCCGCCCCGTGCGCGAGGGGATGCAGGCCTTGTACGCGGACCCTGCTGCGGGCTGGGTGGCTGACCAGGTCAACGCCTTTGCGGCGGACTGGGCAAATTTTTCCAAGAGTGCGCCGAAGGACTGAGCCTCTACGTGCGCACATGGGCGTGGCTCAACGCACCGCTCAAGAACGGAAAAAAGTCCCAGCAGCAAGATGATGAACCCAGGATCACACGCATCGAGAAAATCAGGGCGGAAGGCCGTGAGCCTGACCTGCCTGACCCTGGCCCGGCCGGCTATCTCCTCGAAGTGTTCTTCGACCTGGGGCCATCGCTGCAGTCGCCCATGGGCGAAACGCCCATCGGCTACGAGCAACTGGTTGCCTGGCAGTCGATTCATGGCGTGCAGCTCTCGCCCTGGGAGGGCAAAACGCTCTGTGACCTTTCCATCGCGTGGCTGGTCGCCAAGGACGCAGCCAAAGACCCTGGCGCCCCTCGCCCGGGTAGTGTTGATGAATCGCCTGAGCAGGCCGAGGAGCGGCGCGAGCGCGTGTCCAGCGGCCTGGGCGACATGCTGCGCTCGTTCCGGCGCGCGCCGAAGTGACTTGCAGGGGGCTGCATGATCGGCTCCGGCAACATCAACTACCTGCGGTTCCTGATTACGGGCGACAGCTCGCAGCTGCAGGCCGAGGTCGAGAAGTCCAAGCGCACCGTCACGGGCATGGTCGATGGCATGGCCGGCTCGCTGGGGCGCCTGGGCACGCTGCTCGGTGGCGTGTTTGCCGGCGTGTCCGTCACGGCGTTCGTCGGCAAGCTGGTGTCCGTGCAGCGCGAATTCGACGTGCTCAACAGCTCGCTGGTCACGGTCACGGGCAGCGCCCAGGCCGCTGGCCGCGAGATGGCCTGGATCAAGACCTTTGCCAAGGACACGCCCTATGGGCTGGCCCAGGCCACTGAGGCTTTCGTGAAGATGAAGGCCTTGGGCCTTGATCCCACCCAGGCCAAGCTCACCAGCTTCGGCAATACGGCCGCTGGCATGGGCAAGAGCCTCATGCAGATGATCGAGGCCGTGGCGGATGCGGCCACGGGCGAATTCGAGCGCCTCAAGGAATTCGGCATCAAGGCGTCCAAGCAGGGCGACATGGTGGCGTTCACGTTCCAGGGCGTCACGACCCGGGTGAAGAACTCGGCCAAGGACATCACCGACTATCTGGAGAACATCGGCAACACCGCGTTCGGTGGCGCCATGGAGCAGCGCGCCAAGACCCTGGACGGCGCCATTGCTGCCCTGGGTGACTCCTGGGACGAACTGTTCCGCACCATCAACGAGAGCACGGGGTTTTCGGAGAAGGCTGCCGGCGGCGTGCGCCTGGTCACGGACGCCATCGATGGGCTGGGCAAGATGGTCGAGAACCACCAGGGCGTGGTGATGACCTTCCTGGGTGCTGCTGGCGGCGCAGCCGCAGCGGCGGGCCTGGTGGCCGTGGGCGGGGCCATCGGCGTGGTCAAGGGGGCCATCGTCACGCTGGCGGCTGTGCTGGCCGCGAATCCCGTGACGCTTGCGCTGCTGGGTGTTGGCGTGGTGGCTGGTGCCGGCGTGGCGGCGGTCAGCATGTACGCCAAGACGGCTGCGGGTATCGAGGACGCGATTGCCACCTTGCGCGTCGAGAACGAGCGTTCCGAGGCTGCCATGGCACGCGCCGTGGCGGGTGGCCGCACGGCTGGCGCAGACAACATCGCCAAGACCATCGAGGCGCGCAAGGACCAGATCGCCAAGCTGCGGGCCGAGCTGGACATGCTCAACGCCAGCAGCAAGGGCGCTGGCGGCGGGCGTGGCTCCGTCAATCCGCCCACCGCTGCAGAGGCTGCCGCGAAGAAGGCCCAGGAAGATGCGGACGCTGAGCAGGCTCTGCTGGAGATCCGCCAGAAGCTCTACGGCGTCAACAAGGACTACCTGCCGCAGCTGCAAAAACTCAACGAGCTGCGCCAGGCCGGCCGCATCACGGAGGCTGCCTATGTCGAGCTGGTCAGCAAGCTGGCCAAAGAAAACTACAAGGAAGACGAATCGGCCAAGGCCCGTGCCAGCTCGGCCAAGCAGCTGCACACGGCCTATGGCAGCCTGGTCGATTCCATCGAGGAAAAGATTGCCGCCCAGCGCCTGGAGATCTCTGGCGGCGAGAAGTTGGGCGAAGCCGACAAGCTGCGCATCAAGTACTCGCAGGACCTGCTGGGCTCGCTCAAGGGGCTCAATGCTGGCGAGCGCGCCAACATCGAAGCCAAGCTCAAGACGCTAAAGGCGCTGGAGAAGGAAAACGAGGCCCGGCAGAAGGCCCTGAAGCTGGCCGAGGAAGAGCGCAAGTACCGCCAGGAGTGGATGACCACCCAGGGCAAGACGGTCGAGGAACTGACGGCCAGCAACCAGGCGCTGCGCGACGAGATCGAGCTGATCGGTCTGAGCGCCGAGCAGCAGCGCGTGGTGATTCAACAGCGGCAGCTGGCCATCATCCTGAGCAAGGAGCAGCAGCTGGCCGAGATGGAGCGCTCAGCCTCGCTCACCGGCACCATGACCATGGAGCATGCGCTGCTCCAGCAGGAAATCGAGCTGCTGCGCGAGCGCCTGGGCCTGACGTCCGAGAAGGACGCTCGTACTGCTTCTGCGGACGCTGTGCGGGCAAGCGTCACCGAATGGCAGCGGGGGGTGGAGCAGATCGGCCAAAGCCTGACAGACCAGCTCATGCAGGGTGGTCGATCCTTTGCCGAATACATGTGGAATCTCGCGCGCACATTGGTATTTCGTCCGATCATCCAGGCCATCGTGCAGCCAGTCGGTGGCTACATGGCCAATATGTTTGGCATCCCCGACGGGGGTGGAGCCCCAGGTAGTGGTTTGGGTGGAATCAACAGTCTCACCACGCTCTACAGTGCATTCACAGGGGGATTGACTGCAAGTCTGGGTGGCGCCATTGGATCGTTGGGTTCCTTGTTTGGATCCTCTGCTTTGACCAGTTTTGCCGCAGGCATGAAGGGGGCTGTGCTCGCCCCGGGGTTGATGGGGCCAACGACTGCGGGAGCTGGCGGGCTCATGGGGCTTGGCTCCAGTATCGGGGCAGCACTTCCCTGGCTTGCAGGTGGCCTGGCCATTTTCTCGCTGCTCAAGGGTGGCTTGTTCGGATCGCGTGGTCCCAACCACAGCGGCGGCGTCTATTCGACCCGCACCGATGACTGGGACCAGGCGGCGCAGCAGGCGCTGGGCAAGGATGCCTGGGGCAATGCCCTGGGTGACTTCACCAAGCGCGGCAACAAGGAGCTGGGCAAGCAGGTCGGCACCACCGTGGATGCCCTGATTGATGTCTACAAGTCCCTGGCCAAGTTCGCGGGTGGCACGGCCAAGGACATTGATATCGCCGCTGGGTTTGCCGTCAATCCCAAGCATGGCGACGAGGATGCTCACGGGTATTTCCAGATCCTCGACAAGGCCACCGGCTCGGTGCTGAGTTCCTACAAAAACCGTGACCTGGGCAACGACCCCGAAAAGGCGTTCGCGCAATTCGTGGCCGATATGGGTGGCTCGCTCATCGACCAGATCAAGAAGGCCGACATCCCCAGCTGGATGCGCAATGTCTTCGATGACATGGGCGAGGAGATCACGCTGGAGAGCTTCAACGCGGCCCTGCAGACCGTGGAACTGACGGGCGCCGCCATCGAGGGCTGGACCCGCAACATCACCAACTTCGGCAAGCTGGGAGACGAGGCCATTGCCAAGCTCATCAAGAGCGCGGGCGGTATCCAGGACCTGATCACCGGCATGGATGCGTTCTACACCAGCTTCTATTCCGAGCGGGAGCGTGTCGAGAACGCGGCCAAGGCGGTGGACAAGGCGCTGAAGGATCTCAAGATCGACATCGATCCACGCATGGGCCAGGACGCCAAGGCCAAGTTTCGCATGCTCATCGAGGACGCCATGGCGGCCGGCGACGTGGAACTGCTGGCCAAGCTCATCCCGCTGGCCAAGGAATTCGGCGCCGTGGCCGATGCTGCCGGGCAGGTGCTGGACACGCTCAAGAACGAGCGCCGGCAGCTGGAAGCCGAATACCTGCGCGCCACGGGCCAGACCGACAAGTACCGTGAGGCATTGCGCAAGCTGGCCACCGAAGGCATGAGCGAAGCGGAGAAGGCTGCATGGGACTACAACCGGGCCCTGCGCGAGGAGATCGCGCGCCTGGACCAGCGCACGGATCTGGAGCGCAGACTGCTGGAACTGCAGGGCAACACTGCCGAGCTGCGCAAGCGCGAGCTGGCTGCGCTGGACCCCAGCAATCGGGCGCTGCAGGAGCGCATCTGGGCCATCGAGGACGAGAAGGCCGCGCAGGCTGCTGCCTATGACATGTTCCGGCGTGCGGTGGACCGCGACCGGGAGGAACTGCAGCAGCGCGTATCCGTGGTCCAGGAGACCATCAACGCCATCGCCTCGTCGGTGGACGTTCTCAAGGGCGCTGCTCAGGAGCTGTATGGCACCGTCGATTCCACGGCGCAGCTCGCTGCCGCGCAGGGCATGGTCTACATCGAGCAGGCTCTGGATGGCGTGAGGTCGGGGCGCAAGCTCTCCGATTACTCCGACATTGGCGGGGCCGTTCAGGCGACCCGGGCCGGTCTCGCCTCCGGCGTCTATGCCACCGATTTCGAGCGCCGTCGTGATGCGCTGGTGTGGGCCGGCAAGTTCGCCGAGCTTGGAGATCTCGGGGAATCGCAGCTGAGCATTGGGGAGCGCTCCCTCAAGGCATTGCAGTCGCAAATTGAAAGCCTGGACGCCTTGACGAGACGCGCTGATGAACTGGTCAATGGCACCAGCATGCTCACAGGCACAGTCCAGGGCTATTTTGAGAAATTGTTGGCCGCACTCAACAAGACTGGCGGCGCAACTACCCCCGTCAACAAGCCCGGGACGGGTGGTGCAGTTCTTGGCCCTGGCGGAGGAGGGTCAAGCGAGGCCGAGGAATCCAAGTACTCGCGGCCTCGGGCTGATGGCTCTGGTGGGACCTGGTATGAGCCAGTCGTGGACCAGGGGGCGATTGGTAAGTTGGAAAGCTTGTTCGACAAGTACCACAGCTATGACGGCACGGGTGAACTGACCGGGCTGATGCGCGACATGCAAAAGGCTGGTGCAACGCTGTCCGATATGGAAGCGCTGTCGGGGCTGTATGCCCGGGACTGGGCGGAAGTCGAGCGCATCACTGGCATCAAGCTCCCCGCATTCGCCAGCGGCGGCATGCACTCGGGCGGTCTGCGTTTGGTGGGCGAGCGCGGCTGGGAAGTCGAGGCCACAGGCCCGGCGCGCTACTGGAACCAGCAGCAGCTCGGCCAGGCCATGCGCGGGGGTGGTGAGAGCGCCGACAGCGCAGCGCTGATTGCCGCGTTGCTGGCCGAGGTCAGCGCCCTGCGCGGCGAGGTGGCGGGCCTGCGTGCGCCTGCAGAAGCGACTGCGCGCAACACAGCGCCATTGCCCGAGCTGGGTGAGCAGTTCGACCGCGTCACCAACGGCGGCAACGCCATGCGTGGGAAGGCAATCGCATGAATATCCTTGTGCCCAAGACCATCACGCCGGAAATGTTCATGGTCGGCACCACTATTCCCGAGGTCGATGCGACCGTTGGCGAAGTGGCCTGGGCCACTGGCGTGGATGCTGCCGTGGGCCTGCGCCGCGTGTGGAAGGGCTACACATACGAATGCGTCAAAGCCGTGGCTGGTGCGCCCGCCAACACCTACGAGCCGGGCACGCCCAATGCGGCCACATTCTGGGAGCGTGACGAAGGCGCGCCCACCAACCGTATGGCGCCGTTCGACAAATATCTGTTCACCAAAGCGCGCCGGGCCACGTCGCTGACCTATGTGCTGCGGCCTGGTTTTGTCAATGGCCTAGCCCTGTACGGCCTGGAGGCCGACAAGCTGACGATCACGGTCAAGGCGGATGGCGTGGACCTGATGCCGCCTGTCAATGCGCAGCTGTGGGAGCAGGCATTCGGCGAGTGGGAATACCTCTTCGGCGACCTGCAGCGGGGCACCTACTTTGTGCTCAAGGACCTGCCCATCCATCCGGGCATCGAGATCTCCATCACTGTGGCGCGCAACAACCCCGGGGTGGAGGCGGCCGTGGGATTCATCAGCGTCGGCAACTGGAAGCAGCTTCTGCTGCCTGGCCGCGAGCGCATGGGCGGCGCGCAGTATGGCGTCGAAGCCAGCACGCGCGACTACTCCTACGTCGATGACCGCAAGGATGGCACCTACACCGAGGTGCAGGGGCGGCTGGCCACCAACATCAATCTGAGCTGCGTCATCGACGCAGTGCAGGCGCCTGCAGCCAAGACGCTGCTGGACCAGATCCTGGGCAAGGCCGTGGCCATCGAGGTCAGCGACCTGCCGCGCTACGGGCACCTGGCGACCGTGGGCAAGGTCACCGGCACCGTGCGCTCGACCGATTGGACTTCGGCCCAGGTGGACATGCAAATCAAAGGCAACGTATGACCGACATCGTCAACATCCCAGACCTGCTGCCCATTTCGCAGTATCCCGCGCTCGGCAGCGCCAATTTCAATCAGGAGGCGTACAACTACGCCACCAGCGTCCCGCCCGCTGTCTCGCGCATGCGGGAGGTTGCCGTGGCCTGCAGAACCTGTGCCATAGCAGCTCGGGAGCAAGCTGATGCGGCGATGAGCTATCGCAATCAGGCGGCAAATTCCGCTGCAGCGGCCGAGGCTGCGAAAGCAATTTCGCAGGCTGCGGCCTCGTCGGCAGAGACGGCCAAGAATCAGGCGCAGAGCGCTGCGGCATCTGCTGCCTCCAGCGCGCAGGCTGTTGACCAGTACATGCTGGGTCCAAAAACAGTCCCGCCCACTACGGACAACCAGGGCGGGGCCATCAAGCTGGGCGCGATGTATATCAACGTGGGCAGCGATCCGACTCTCAATAACCGTTGGTACTGGTGGGGTGGCAATGTCCTGAGGTGGGTGCCTGGCGTTGGGGATTTGCCTGCGACGTTCATGCCGCGCGGAGGCGGTATCTTTACAGGGCATGTTGAGGTGCCGGCGGGGGCGACGGGCAACCAAGCGCCGCGCGCAAGTGAAGTAGTGAGCCGAAAGATCACGTATGCCGGCGTAGGCACAAACATGAACACCCTGCCGCTCGTAAACGGGGCATGGTCGGGGCGGGACTGGGTCAACGCCCCCTCTGCAGAATCTCCGTGGTGGTATGTCGAACAAATCGTCCACGAGGAAAACTATGTCACACAAACTTCTTTGGGATTGACTGACGCCACGCCGAAATACTTCCGTATTCAGGTTGGTGGTGTCTGGCAGCAGTGGCGGCGCATGCTTGATGCAACCGACCTGCGAGAAAAAGTCTTCGCGTCGAGTACCGGGGCTGGGCCTGGTGATGCAAAGCTTTATTTCCTCGATCCGTCAAAGGGCTCAATTCATCAGCTGACAGTGCAGTACAACACGTACTTTACGGGCGCATTGCGTGGAATAGGCGATCAGTTAACACTGCGTCTGAAATTCTCGGGCGGAG